CACAAAAGATGGCAACCGATTCCAATTGTCTTTGTGTTTCATCCATATCGGCCTTCAATTCATTGTACGCCAACATTTGATGCAACTTGACATCCTTCAACTCCGTGGGTACAATGATGGTTTTTGTTTCAATCATATACCCATAAAACGCCAAAAATGGCGATTGTTTATACTAACCTTTCATGTAGGATGGTGTGAACCTGGGCGTGATACCTTTGCATCTCCTTATCGGTTATTAAAATATCCGTAAACTCCCGAACCGATGAAATGATGGTGGAATGGTCAAGGTGTGAAATGTTGCCAATCTCTATGAATGTCATGTTTAACCTTTTTCTGCAAATGTGGTTGAACATATGTCGGGCGTACATTGGTTTGCGCTTTCTTGACTTGGTGATAATTTGGTCGGGTGTCATGTCCATCACCTCACAAATAACCCGTAACACTTCACCCCATGTTGTGGGGTTGTCGTTGATGTCGGTTTTGGGTTTGACAATTTCTTGTTTGAGCAACCGCACTTCGCGGTCATGGGCCATCTTGTTTTCAACTACTAACAATCGCAGTCGTTTTATTTCTTGTTTAAGGTTGTGTACTTCTTGAAAATGGTTTGTCATATCAAAATAATTTTGCTTGTGTTAATTGTGGCCCACTCCATTGTTCTGCCATGGCTTTGGCTATCCCTGGAAATGTTTGACTGCGAATCTTCCAACGCAAATCACCCTGCGATAAAGATTCTGCATACCACAATGGTTGTTTTTTCTTTTTGCCGTTTTTGCCCACCCATTCTTTGAACTCACCTTTGTCAACAACATTGGTTGCAATCAATGGTTGCAATCCTTTTAACCATAAACAAGTTGATTTTTGAAATGGATCACCAAACATATATGGTTGAATAATTTGGTCGTATTTGCGAATTCGTGAACTGATGATTCCGATTGGGTTTTCAATGGCAATTTTTGGAATGTCCGCGTTCATCAAATCCCGTACAAATTGCAACGCTTCATCTTGCCTTCCATCTTTTTGTTTTTCTGCAAACCATTGTGAACCACTCAACGCCAAATGTGTGCATGGTGGAAATGCAATCATCATATCCCACCCATCATTGATTATGTCAAAAACATCGCCTTCGTAATGTGGCCCAGGTTTGTCGGTGGGTAGTAAATCACACGACATGGCATTATGCCCCAAACGGATAAATTCATCCCGTACTGCACCGCTATATTCGCACGCTATTAATACTCTCATTGCTATTTGTCACTACAAATATACACAATCCACATGAAATAAACAATTACCTAATATCGTAGTTCCCGTAGTTGGATTTAATACCTAACGCCATCATCTCGTGATAACGCCATGAATCAATCCCGTGGTCTGTGCCAATGGGTGTGTTCATTGTACGCCCTTGGGCATCCGTATCCCAACAGTAATTGCGTAGTTCTTTAATTAGGTTTGTAGATGTGGATGTAACCAAATAGGATTGTGATTGCATGATTTGAATTCCGTAGTTAATTGAATCTTTGCCCTTGGTTACGCCCTTGATTCTTATTTGATACCTCCGTATCTCATCAATTGATTTTGGTTCAGCGGAATCCGCATATACGGGTACATGGTTTGGTAATGCCCTTGCAATGTCCGAATTAAGCATTCCCGTGCGGTATGCGACTTCATCAACGATTCGTTGACCATTGTATTCATAAACGGCAACAATCGCCGTGGGGTCGTTTGTGTAACCGAAATCCACACCACAACCAACCAATCTTGCATCCTCTGGTATTTTGTCGATGGTTTGCCAATTTGAAAAGATAACCCCTTGTAGGTTTCCAATCTCACCAAGCCCATATACCCGCCACCAATTGGCCCAATAATTGGATGTTTCCGCCCTATCCCGTGCCTTTTCAATTTCGTTTACAATTGATTTGTCCAACGCTTCATTGTCTTTGTATGTTAGTACAATCATCTCCGCATCCGCATCGTGTACCAACTCACTATCCACCCAAAATTCCGCCACGGGGTTGTAATCCAAGTATATGAATTTACGGGTACGGATTGCCATTTGGTAGTACGATTCCCAATCAATGTTGTTGCACTCATTCACGAATAACACATCACGCCTTGCACCCCTTAACTTTTGTGGTTGGTCTGCGCTGAAAAATTCAATGTATGAATCGTTTGAAAAGGTGTAAGTCAATGATGATTTATTCCACTTGTTGGCATCGTACATTCCAACCATGTCCATAATTTTAAGAAAATCACGGATGGCACCCCTTCGCAAATGCGGGATGGTTTCCGATACCACGGATATTTCACACTTCGGGTTTTGCACCGCGTATGTGATAAGCATTGGAATAATGGAAAAGGTTTTTGAACTGGATGTTCCGCCCCTCACAATGCGGATCCGTTTACGGAGTTTCGCTATCTTGGTTTGTGCCGTTGTTTGTTGCAACATCTAAATTGATTCCGTTAAAAATTGGCTTTTCCGTTGTAACATCAATTTGTTGGGTAGGCATACCAAACCCCGAATCCATCAATTGTTTGTATGCACCCACATCACCTTTTCTTGCCTTGTGTATCATTGCAAGGGTAATCAAATCTTCTTGGCTTAGTTTCTCCAATTCCCCCGTGATGGGGTTTTTGGTGTCTTGCATGACCTCCAACCACTTCCGTGCGATGGTACTTCGGTTCTTTGTACCTTTCGGTTTCCCGTTGGGGTTTCTTATTTCCCCAGGTTGTACGGGTTTCAAATAATCTTTATTTGCCATAATTACATATCATTTACATATCATTCTTCGGGTGTCAATGGTATTGGCATCCAATACAAAACATTCAATCTTTGGTTGGTGTGGTAACAATGCCATTCACCATCAAAGTACACGGCCACAAATGGCATCATTCGGTTTGCAATTGCCAATACGGGTATTTCCTCAACGGGTAAAATTCTTTGGGGGGTTCTCCATGCTTTCATAATTGTCCTTCGTCTGCAAAACTATAATAACTTTCTTCTGTCAATATAATATGATCCAATAATTTAATGTCCAAAAATCCTGCTCCTTCTTTTATTTTTTTTGTAATTACTTTGTCCGCTTCACTGGGTGTTAAATTTCCCGATGGATGATTGTGGCACATAATAAACGATGTTGCTAATACATCCAACGCTTTTTTGACTATCAATCTCGGATCAGCAACAGTCCCTTGCAAACCTCCTTGACTAACTTTGTACCACCCAATTGTTGTGTTTGAAGAATTTAAGTAAATCACAAAAAATGATTCATAAATTCCAATACTGTCATCCCATATTTCACGGAAAAAATCCGCACTATTTTGTGAGTTGGCAATTTTGGCTTTTTTAATTTGATCTCTTTTGAGTTCTACCTTTAATTCTGGGCATTGTGATTTGTATTTTGTCATTGTCATACCACAAATATATATTTTAATTTCAAAATATCAAAAGAATCATAAATTTAATTTGATTGTAAATTTATTTGCTTTTCTTTTTGCACTTCTTATCATCCCAGGATACATTTCGTTTAATTTTTTAATTGCATCCTTTTCCATGTCCACGGTTCTATAATCCTTACATCCCCCATCTGTTGTCCAATGTTCGTTTTCCCAATGAATATATCGAATCCCTAAAATACCGCCATATTTTTTGATGTGTCTTAAACAAATCTCATAATCTTCTTTGACTTTGAAGTTTGAATCAAAATAAAATTCACCATCATTGACCATTCCCATACACGATGCGGTTAAATATGTTTTAGTTAAAATGGGTTTATATGGATGTGTTGAGATTGGTGATGCTTCCGTTTTGTACCCCCACATTTTATATCCCATTTGTTCACACAAATCAAACGACTTCAAAAACTCCTCAACCCAAAAACCCTCATCTGTTATATCACATCTTCTTGTTTTGTATGGTTCGTTTTTATTGTACCCACAAGTTTTCACATCGTCATCCAAAAACACAACCCAAGTTTCATCCGTGTTTTCTAATATCCAATTTCTGGTGTTGGTGATCCCTTGAATTTCTTTGGGAACACCAACCACATTTTTTATATATGAATACAAATGTATTTCACTCTGTGGAACATAGAATGTGGCAAGATTGGGTAAAATCTTGTTTGTGGTTGTCTTACCCGCACGATTTTTACTTGGAACTGCTATCAACATACATTCTTGTTTTTAAGTCATCCCACCAAATAATTCGTTCCAATCCAATTTCGTTTCCAATATCACTTCCTTTTTTATATCCTCCACGCCTTACCATTTTTAATTTTAACACCTCTTTCAAATCTTCCCAATCAACTGAATTTGGTTCTGCCATAATTAAAATATATTCCTTTGGTGGTTCAATTTGTACTGATTGTTCAAATTCAATTTCTTCACCATCTTCCATCCCGTCAATTTTATCATCTAAATTGGGAATATCCAAACCCCACTCATTCAATTCCTCTGGGTTCCAATCGTTCGCCAACGCATCCCAATCCCATTCACCAAATCCAACATTGTCTTTGATTAAGAATTCCCGTTCTTGTTCCTCGGTTAGGTTTTCCGCTTTGATGATTGGAATTTCTTTCAATCCGATTTCTTGAATGGCTTTCAATCTCATGTTGCCACCCAACACCATCATTTCATTGTTTACCACAATGGGGCGTATCTCTAACATTTCGGGAAAATCCTTAATTGATTGTACTAACTTCTTGAATTTGTCATCCTTCAAAATTCTGGGATTGTTTTCATTCGCATGAATGTCCGTTGTTTTTACCCATTCTATATTCATTTGTTCATTTTTATTTGGTGTACTGTGATTAGATATTCGTTTTTTAATTTTGTTCCAAAGTGAACTTCGTGGTGGCAATCCCGACACAATCCCATAAGGTTTTCGATATTGTCTTTGCCCCCGCGTGACCTGGGGATAAGGTGGTGAACATCAATACATTGTTTCCCGCAGTTTGGCACTTCACATGGAATCCAATCGGTTGTATCATACCCAAAGTGTTTCAAATAAATTTTTGTCCACGGCTTCATCTTCTATTGTCCTATTGTATAATGTTCTACACCACGATCCACACATTTCCATAATTTCGCCAATTTGTTCCCATGTCTTACCCATGTCATCGCGTAAAATCATTATTGCGTACTGTTTAGCAAGGATTTGACGGCGTTTAACCATTCGCCCCATTTTGATCGGTCTTGAAATTGTATTCTGCATTTTGTACACATATAAATTTGGTTGGGTTCAATCATTGGCCCCGTTTCGTTTATCAATTCTTTGGTTGATTCTTTATTGTTATCGCAACAATCACAAAGGTTT